TTAACGACCCGTTGTTGGAGGAGCAGGATAATCCGTATATTTCTGCTTTCTCCAGCCGCGAAACAGTGACCATACAGGCTAAGGCCACAATCAAAGACGGGCAGATTGTAAAACTGAATGTATTTGATATTGTGTGAAGGAGATGAGAATGAAAAGGCTGTTTGCTTTATTGTTGCTGTGTGTATCCCTGCCTGCCTTGGCTTATGAGTATAAGTATGGGGAATGGGTGGCATTTACAGGGAAATTACAGACAATGCGTGGCGGTTGGATGGCTGTTGTGTTGGATAAGCCGATAACTGTTGTGCCGAAGCCTGGGGATGATGATGGTATAGATACCCCTGAAACAGGCGTGAGGATGATGCAGTTGGCTATGTCTTCTCCCGAGAATTTCCGGCAGTATCGGCAATTCAAAGGTAGGATGGCGCGGGTGCAATGTGAGACACTGTTCCATTCCATTACTGCACATCATCAAACACCGGTGCTGTGCAGCGTAGCACGGATTTCTGCGCCTGATAGGCCGTAGGAGAGAAGTATGAAAAAGTTTCTAACTGTACAGAACGGCATTATTGTAGCGCTGTGCATTATGGTGGGGTTGTTGTGGTATGTTTCGCTGCGCCTGCATAACCGAGTAAGTCGGCTTGAACTTGAGTTGAGAAACAAGGGAAGCGTAGTAGAAATACAGCAGGAAATCCAAGAATTGAAAACCTCCCAGCTTCTTTTGAATGGTAATGGCTATAGAGAGTGTGAGAACTTGAAGGGAAGATTAAACTCTTTAGGAAGTGAAGTATTTTCCCTAGATACTAGGGTTAGAAATATTGAAGCAAAGGTTGGATATTAGGAGAGAATGATGAGGAAGTTGTTGATTATTGCAGTTTTAATATTAAGTTGCATTCCAATTTATGCCTATATCAAGCCGGCGATGTAGTGGATGGGAGATGGGTGCGGATGGGCAGGAGTGTTCGGCTTGGAGGTATTTTATACTACGATAGCCAAACGATTACCAATAATCAAATTTGGATTAGAACCATCTATCCGGTAAGACAACACATTGGCAATGGTAAACAACTGGATGAAAGTAAGATGCTGTTTTCAGCAGATTGCCAGAATAAACGGTTGGCGATTATATATACTGTTTTCTTATTAGATGGCAGAGTTGTTTGGGATGATACTGCTCAGTATCCACAATACTCTCCCGTTGTACCAGATACCGTGATGGAAGGCGTGTATAATCAAGTCTGTCAGTAAGCACAGCCTATTAAATAATTGATAGCCCCTTGCATTTGCAGGGGGTTTTGTTTATGATGCCGCCTAGGTGCTCGAAACACCTACAAGCGGCATCCGCCCCGACAGAGTGGATTTTTTGTGTCTATCGGTTTCATTGCTCTCTCCTTGAACCCATCACAAAGTTTACTCCTACGGCGGGGTGCGCCAGTTCGCAAGGCTGGCGGCATGACTTGTACATGTTTCGAACACCCCGCCACCCCTTCGAAAGGGTTTGAAACTTATACAAGGAGTAAATCATGTCTCATATCAAAACCGTCTCTTTCGGTAATTTCCCCGTCTCTTTCCAAGACAACGGCTACCTTAACGCAACCGTTGTAGCTACTCATTTTAATAGGAGAGTTGGGAACTATCTGAAATCTGAAAGAACTCAAGAATATATCGCCGCACTTGCTGAAAAATTAAGCGTTACTCCAAAAAGAGCAACGGAAGATAATCAAATAGTTATCATCAAACAGGGCGGCACGGAGCAAGGTACTTGGCTGCATCCGAAGCTGGCGGTTGATTTCGCCCGCTGGCTCGACCCGAAATTTGCCGTATGGTGCGACGAACAGATTGAGCAGATTCTTTCAGGCAGCCTGCACGCTCCCGAAGCTCTGCCATCTGCCCAACCCACGATAGACGAACGGCGCGGCCTGGTGGATGCGGTCAGGCTGCTGGTCGCCCGCTGCGGCATCGATTATTCGGCTGCCTACCGCATGGTGCATCAGCGCTTCGGCGTGGCGCATATCGACCAAATCGCCGCCCCGTTGTTGCCCTCTGCGGTGGCTTATGTGCATTCGTTGGTTTTGCAAGGCCGCTCGTTGGTTAACGAAGTGGAGCTGGAGACCGTACCGAAATTGTTCCGCCATCAGGCCAATCTGCCGTTTGATTTGAACGACGAGGGGCGCTTTGATGTAACGGTGCACAACGGGAAAATTTACCGCCACCGCATCACTTACAGCAAGATGAACTTTATCGACGAGCAGATTCCCTGCTTGAGGCATCAGGTTAGTCGCTGATTGGCGCCGGTGGTATGATTCCAACCCGGCCGTCTGTATGGCGGCTGTGTGTTGAAACCCTCGTGTGACAGCGTAATTTTAATTACGGCGAATTCGCCATATTTGAAATGTCGTCGGCCCTATACCTTGGCCAAAGCAAATAAAATGAAATCAACAACTTGATTTTTCTGCAAAACGAGTGTCGGCCCGGCACTAGCCGGAACCAGCAGCCTTCGGGCTGCTTTTAATATTTGATGCGGGACGGCGACAGCGCGGAGAAAGCCCGCTACCACCAATTGAACGCCTGATTTTCAGGTAGCCCAAGCCCTGTGATTCGTTCGCGGGGTTGGGTTCGAACTAGTGCAAAAATTGCACTAGTTCAAATTGAGGGCAGGAGGGATGTTGGATTGAAAAATGATGAAATATGATGAAATATACGGAAAAGATATAAAATGTACGGAAATATGCTGAATTAATTGCCTGTTTCACAGCCACCCGCATATAATCAAAAGTATGAAACCGCATAACGACACCCTTTTCCAAGAGCCGAAGGCTGCCCAAGCAGCCGCCTTTATGCTGTACAAGGCAAACGGCAAGCTTGAGGTGCTGAAGCTGGTGAAGCTGATGTACTTGGCTGAGCGTGAGTCCTTTGCCCGTTTCGGGGAAGGCCTGACAGGAGATGCGTTGGTTTCAATGCCGCATGGCCCGGTACTCTCTATGACTTTGGATTTCATTAACGGCGGGCATGAGTCTGTCCCGAACGGATGGGCAACATGGGTTACCGACTGCGAAGACAGGATGCTTGCTTTGCGCGACCCAAGTATGATTCGGACGCCTGAGCAAGACTTACTGGCATTGTCTGAGGCTGATTTGGAAGTGCTGGAATCGGTTTGGGAAGAGTACGGTCATTATTCTGCATGGGAATTGCGTAACCTGACCCACAACGGGCTATGCCCGGAATGGGAAGACCCCCACGGCTCAAGCCGGCCTATTCCTATCAGAAAACTGTTGTCTGTGCTTGGTTATAGTGACGAACAAGCCGTAGCGATTGTAGAAAGGCTGGAAGAACAGGCTTACATCAATCGTTCTTTCCAGTAAGGACGACGGCATGTCTCAATTGTGGCAATGCGGACAAGGAGAATGCTTGCTCATCCCATCCGGACCGGGCAGTTACCAGCACTTATTTACCATTCTAGTTAATCCTTGCATCTTACCCAGTCGTGGGAGTAAGCCACAGGTTCTTTCTGTCGGCATTTCTTCTATCCGGGCAAATATCCCATATGACAATGCCTGTATCATCAAATCGTGAGAACACCCGTTTGTCCAGCATGACAGTTATGTCCGCTACCGTGATGCTAGGATTGATGCTGTCGAACATATAGAAAAACGTGTACACGAAGGAGTGTTCTCCGTGAAACCGCCGTGCAGCACCGAGCTGTTGAGCCGTATCATTGCCGGCGCATCAACATCGCGATATGCCAGCAGGGAGGTTAAGCTCCTGATTGCTAAATTTGCTATGGCATAATCCTCAGCCCGCCCCGTGCGGGCTTTTTCAGCAGCCTTCGGGCTGCTTTTGTGTTGCGCTTGACAATATGAAACACTTTTGGTATAAAACTGCTATATTTCGAAGAAAGTTGCGAATTGGCGATTTTCTCTTTTATTTTTGGCTGTCTGCGGGCGGCCTTTGTTATTTTCAGGCAGCTCGATATGGCAAAAGCAGAACGCCCGGTCGGGCGACCAACAACATACAGTCAGGAAACGGCAGATAAGATCTGCGAACTAATCGCCCGGGGCATGAGCTTGCGGGCGATTTGTGCATCTGCGGATATGCCAGCGGGAGGCACGGTACACCGCTGGCTGACGGAACACCAAGATTTTCAGGAGCAATACGCGCGTGCGCGCGAGGAACAGGCAGACGGTTTTGCTGACGAGATTATCGATATTGCCGATTCTGTCGCGCCCGAAACTGGCGAAGTGGCGAAAGCCAAACTACGAATCGACGCTCGCAAGTGGAAAGCCGCCAAGCTTGCGCCGAAGAAGTATGGCGAGAAACTGGAACTGGATGCCGATATGCGCGTGAAGGTAGAGACCCGCCCACTGGAAGACATTTTCAGGTAGCCCTATGGCCAATCCGTATTTCAAGCCGCTTATCCGTAAGGCACGTTACAAGGTGCTGTACGGTGGGCGCGGTAGCGGGAAATCATATTTCCTGGCGGAACTGGCGGTGGAAGTGTCGCGCCGTATCAGTACAGTAATCCTGTGTGCCCGTGAGTTTCAAGGTTCGCTGGACGACTCGGTGTACCAACTCCTGATTGAGACCATTGACCGCTTGGGCTACACGGATGAGTTTGATATTCTGAAATCAGCCATCACCCACAAAGGCACGGGTGCAAAGTTCGTGTTTTACGGCATCAAGAACAACGTTACCAAAATCAAATCGATTCAGGGCATAGGCGTGTGCTGGGTGGAAGAGGCCGAAGCAGTAACAAAGAACTCTTGGGATGTGCTGATACCGTCCATCCGTGGCGACAAGAACGCGGAAATCTGGGTGAGCTTCAACCCGAAGAACATTCTGGACGACACCTATCAGCGGTTCATCATCCACCCGCCGAAAGACAGCATTGTCTTAAAGGCTAACTACGACATTAACCCGTATTTTGAAGATACGCCGCTATTGGCTGATATGCTTGAATGCAAAGAGCGGGACGAAGACCTATACCGCCATATTTGGCTGGGCGAGCCGGTGGCAGACAGCGAACTGGCGATTATCAAGCCAAGTTGGATTGAAGCAGCTATTGATGCACATGAAAAACTGGGCTTCTCCGCCGCAGGCCGGCGCATCCTCGGTTTTGACGTGGCCGATGAAGGCGATGATGCCAACGCCACCGTATTGCGGCACGGATCAGTCGTAACCGATATGCAGCAATGGCGCGGGCAGGATGTGATTTATTCCGCCGACAAGGTTTATTTGTACGCCCAAGAGCAACATATCGACCGCATTGTGTATGACAACATTGGCGTGGGTGCCGGTGTGAAGGCGCAGTTCCGGCGCAAGAACGGCAAGGTGCAAACGCTTGGCTTCAACGCGGGTGGGGCGGTGTACAAGCCAGATGCGAAATACACTGATGATAAGAGAAATCGTGACATGTTCGCCAACATCAAGGCACAGGCATGGTGGATGGTGCGTGACCGCTTCTACAAGACGTGGCGAACTGTGCACCATGGCGACAGCTACCCAGAAGACCAGCTTATCAGCCTATCAAGCAGCCTGCATGATTTGGAATACCTCACCGCCGAACTGAGCCGCCCACGCGTGGATTACGACCAAAACGGGCGAGTGAAGGCTGAGAGCAAGAAAGACATGAAAAAGCGCGGCATCCCCAGCCCGAACCGGGCGGATGCGCTGGTAATGGCCTTTGCCCCCGTGCAGGGCGGGCTGAACATAAACCCCAAGATATTGAGCGGACTATGAGCAAGAAAAAGAATAAGCCAAACGCCAAGGCCATGCGCCGCGCGTTGCAAAGGCTACCTGAAAAACAGCCCGTCTCATACAGCTTGGATTTCCCCACTCTGCCTGACGGCGTAAGGCCAAACGGCATGGCCATGGACAGCAGCCCCTTAGGAAACTTTGGGGCTGATTGCTTTTTCGGCACTGGCTTTATCGGCTATCCCAAGCTGGCCGAACTGGCGCAGATTTCTGAATACCGCAGCGTGAGCGAAACCACCGCCAACGAAATGACCCGCCAATGGATAGAAATCAAATCCGTGGGCGAAGAAGACAACAGCGAGGCCATCAAGCAGATTGAGGAATGCTACGAACGGCTGAATGCGCGCGATGTGTTCCGCAAGGCCATCGAAACAGACGGCCTGTTCGGGCGTGGGCAGATACTGGTGCAAATCAAAGACCACGACGGCAAATTAGCCAACCCGCTGCTCCTAACCGAGAAAACCATCGCCAAAAGCAGCCTGAAAGCCTTGGTGAATATCGAGCCGATGTGGACGACCCCCGCGCCGTACAACGCCATTGATCCAACATTGCCCGACTTCTACAAGCCGAAGGCATGGTATGTGATGGCGCAGGAAATCCATGCCAGCCGACTGTTCACCCTGATTTCCCGCCCCGTGCCGGATATGCTCAAGCCCGCCTACAACTTCGGCGGTGTGAGTATGACCCAACTCATGATGCCTTATGTGGAACGCTGGCTGCGCACCGTGGACTCTGTCAGTGACCTGCTACACAGCTTCTCTTTGTCCGGCATCAAAACCGACATGAGCGCGGTACTGAACGGCAGCGACGACGGCGACACCAACATCATGCTGCGTGCCGAACTGTACAACCGTTTGCGCGACAACCGCGGCCTGATGCTGTTGAGCAAAGACGAAGAAGAGTTCTTCCAGTTCAACACCCCGCTGTCCGGCTTGGATGCGCTGCTTGCCCAATCGCAGGAGCAAATGGCCGCCCCTAGCCATACTCCATTGGTGAAGCTGCTCGGTATCACCCCCAGCGGCCTGAATGCCAGCACAGAGGGCGAGATTGCCGTTTACTACGACCACATCCGCGCCATGCAGGAAAACCTGCTGCGCGACCCGTTGGACAAGCTGCTAAAACTGGTGCAACTGCACCTGTTCGGCAAAGTGAACGACAACATCACATTTGACTTCGTGCCTTTACAGCAGATGAGCGAAACCGAGCTTTCCACCATCCGCAAATCCGATACCGACCGCGACGTGGCCTACATTCAGGCTGGGGTAGTGTCGGCAGAGGAAGTACGCGGGCGGCTGGCGAGTGAGCCGGACAGCGGCTACAACGGCATCGACGTAGAAGATGTGCCTGAAATGCCCGATGACGGCTTTTCAGACGGGCTGAATGACGGCGTGGAGGAAGATGTCGGAGAATCCACCGACCCAAAGCCTAAGCCTGCCCAAGATGCCCAATGGGACGAATCCAAGCATCCGAGGGCGGAGAACGGGCAGTTCGGTGCAGGCAGCAACAGGCTACCTGAAGAGGCTCATTCAACCAAACAGCCCTCTATTGCTGTTAAAGGTAGTGAGCTAGGCACGTTTGAGCAGACAAAAGACCTGCGCAAGGCCGCTATGCAGTATGCACGGGACAACTTTGTCGGCAAAAGCTACACCAATCAGGATAGCGGCCATGAGATACAGGTTACCTGGCAGGGTATTAAACATGCCACAGCTGGCGCGAATGCCGCCGAATTAACCATCATGGCAAAGCTGGACGAACTGCTCATTCATGCCAAGAAAGATGGCGAAGCCGTGCCTGATTACAAAGGACGTGCACACATTATTTCGGCACAGAAATATAAGGCAGTAGTAGATTTGGATGGAGAGAGTTTGAATATTGGGATTGTTACCTTGAAGAAGCATTCAGGCCATGAACATTATGACCATTTCATTATCAAGGACGCATGAAAAACCCTTAATCCGGTACATCTGGGATAGCTTGAACACCAAGCATTTAACCCAGCCTTCAAATTAAGGGCTTACTAGTATTCTAATTTCTTTACCCGCCGAAAGCAAGCCATGAAACTGTCCGCCCCATCCAACCAAGACATCATCCTGAAGCCGATACAGCCCAACCTGGGTGTAGAGGCTGCCTACCGCAAAAGCCTGAAAAAGCTGTTGCGTGAAATGCGTGCCGACGTGCAGGGTTTACTCGAACGGCACTACCCGAAAGGCATTGCCCAAGACAGCCTGACGGGCGGCTTGCAGGCTGCTTTGTCCGCCCTGTTGCGTTATTGGCTGGCACGGCTGGACAAGCTCGCACCGCAAATAGCGGAGAAGTTCACCAATCAAAGTGCAGGCCACACTGAGAGAGCTTTTCAGACAGTATTGCGTGATACGGGGTTTGCCGTCCGTTTCCGTTCCACGGTGCAGCAACAAACTGCTTTACAGGCTGTATTGGGCGGTAACGTCTCACTTATCCGCTCCATCGGCCAGCAATACCTGAACCGCGTGGAAGAGAGCGTGTGGCGCAGCGTGAATGCAGGCTACGACATGGCGCAACTGACCCGCGAACTGCGAAAGGACTACGGCATCAGCGAACGCCGCGCCGCCTTTATCGCGCGAGACCAAACCAACAAAGCCAAGGCGGCCATCGAAAAGGCACGGCGGCAGGAATTGGGCATTACCGAGGCTATATGGATGCACTCCCACGCAGGCAAAGAGCCGCGCCCGAGCCATGTTGCCGCCAACGGCAAACGCTTCGACGTGAGCAAAGGCATGTATCTGGACGGCAAATGGGTGCAGCCGGGGACAGAGCCGAACTGCCGCTGCACCAGCCGCAGCGTGATTAAAGGATTCAACTCATGACAGACAAAATCATACTCGCCCAAGACCGCTCCCTGCGCTCCTACGCCCAAGACGGCAGGCTGCACGTTGCCAGTTCCAACATCAGCAAAACGGGTAGCGATACTGTATTTGAGGAAGGCTACCTGAAAATTCTCAGGTAGCCTTCCCTTTGTCCCGCCCGTTTGGGTGGTTTTTATTGGAGCAAATACACATGAATGAAAAAACAACCCATCCCATCCATTGGCACAAACTTGCACAAGGCGCGGCAGGATTAGCCAAGGCTCTTACCGGAATCGGCCATGTTTCCAGCGATACCGCAGCCCAAAGACTGAGCTCTTGTGCTGCCTGCTCTGCGTTGATGCGGCATCGGCAAAACTCACCCGAAAGCATTGTTCAAGGTGTTGGCCTGTTCGACCGATGCAGTGCCTGCGGCTGCTTTGTCCGTGCCAAAACCCTATTGGCCGATCAAACCTGTCCATTGGGCAAATGGTAGCCGGAAATATTCCCGGCTGATTTTATATCTATTCTACTTAGCAAGGAGGCAGTCATGATTTAGATACCGAGTTCAATCTTAATTGTTCTTCTAACCAACCAAATATTTTTTATTGATTTTATCTTATTATTTTAGGAGTTTTATTATGGCAACATTACCTTGCAACAATGGAAAATGGTCTCTTGGACATTACAGCAGATTTGCAGGCGACTTTACCTACACGGGCAGTTACAACACAGCAGAGGAGGCCTGCGCGGCTGCCAAGCTGAAAGCATGGGCTTACGATCCAGTGAAAAAAGCATATGTTCCCTACAATTCGGCAATGCAGCTTTACCGTGTTGAATGTGCAGCCGAAAATAACAGCTATCTGATTGAGAATACCTACAACGTTGCCTTCCGGCACCGTCCGTTGGAATTAATAGTATCAACTGGCAGCCAATATGCAAATTTTATTGAGATACTCCCTAATGATAAAGTAGAGATTTCAGCCAACCAATCTGTTACCTGGATTATTACTAACGGCAGTAGTTCAATCACCAACCTTCGAAAAAATGGATTAGGTATGGTTTTTGAAACCAAGAACCTAAGTGGGATGGTTACCGTTACTGCCCAATCTATTTGTCATACAAAGAGCCTAACATTTTATATTAGAGATGTAAAAACCGAATATATTTCGGCTTTATGGCCTGCATTGGAAAATGCCGGAATAACCAAAAATAAAAATGAATTGGCCGCTTTTTTGGCAAGCTCAGATCACGAAACTGGAGGAGGCACCGATATGGTTGAGTCACCTCAATATAGCCTGAAAGGATGGAGGGCAATATCTCATAAACAAAAAAATATTAGGGAATGGTTAAATCAACATCAAAACAATACCCAAGTAGAGTTTGACAAATTATCCAATAAAGACAAGCTCAATATTATGTATGCCGGTAAAAACGGTAATACTCAACCGGGTGATGGCTATCTATTCCGTGGGAGAGGTGGCTTACACATGACTGGACGGGATGCATATCAAAAATTTTCAACCTATATGCGTCGCCCAGATATCATGAGCAATCCTGATTTGGTAGCTACCGATCCCCAGTTGGCTGTGCAAAGTGCTATTTGGTTTTGGACAATTTATAAGCCTAATCTTCGGAGGATTGCACAACAAGGTAACTGGGATGAGGTAAGGAACATAGTCAATGGTGGGTCTATTGGCATAGAAAAATATTGGCCTAAAGTCCAAGGTTATCTGAATGGTAAAGGAGTACTCATGAAACCATAAATATTGGTCATTGCCTCCTACCAGTGTAGAATCCATAATTATCCGCAACCGGTAGGAGGCTTCAACCATGAAAATTTTATTACTTATTGTTTTATCATCATTTACCTATTCTTCGGCCTATGCGAAGCCCCCTGTGAAAACGATTTTTTCCTGCACCACCACCAATGGCAAACAGCTAACCGTGCAGCGACAGGGGGAGGACTATGTGTACAGTTTCGGCCGCACAGGGCGGCCGGAGTTAGTGTTTCGCAATCCGAAGCGAAATGTGGTTGCGCGAAGCATTACCAGCTCAATGCGGGCCGCAATCGGCATAGGTGGATTTTGGTCGGACATGAATATGATAAATCAGGGCTACCGGTATAATATTTTTTGGAGGGTGAATCAGGATGAAGAACATACGATCACGCAAGGTGTTGTAGTGACTAAGCTAAGTCGGAGAAATGATTTAAGGTACCATCACCCAGTTATTCTCTGCGATAACCGCTATCCCATTATTGATAACCCAGACCCTGAGTTTATGCTTTAACCGGTAAATTTATCACTTCAAATGCTGTCTGTTTTTAGGCAGCATTTTTTGTAAGGTCAACGATGAACGAACAGGTTCAGGCAGCTTTGGCAATGGACGCACAGCCTGCGCTGACCACTACCGGCAACAGCGGCATCCCCGCATGGATGCTGACCTATGTAGACCCGAAGCTGATTGAAGTCGCCCTACAGCCGATGAAGGCTGCCGAAATCTTCGGCGAAGTGAAAAAAGGCGATTGGACAACCGAAACTGCCATGTTCATGCTGGTAGAACCTACCGGCGAAGTCTCCAGCTACGGCGACTACAATAACAACGGCGTAAGCGGTGCCAACGTTAATTTCCCGCAACGTCAGAGCTACCATTACCAAGTGTTCACCCGCTGGGGCGAACGCGAAGTGGCGCGCGCCGGCGAAGCCAAGATTGACTATGTGAACCGTGTCAATCAGGCCAGTGTAAACGCGCTCAACCGCTTCCAGAACAAATCCTATTTGTTTGGTATCAAAGGTTTGCAGAACTACGGCATCCTAAACGATCCGAGCCTGCCGGCCGCTACCGCTGCCGCGCAAGCATGGGCAACCGCCACCGGCGAGCAGGTATACGAATCCATCCGCAAGCTGTTCCAAAAACTGTTGCAGCAGACCGGCGGGCTGATTGATATGAACACACCGCTCTTGCTGGTGTGCAGCCCCACCGCCAGCGTGGAGCTGACCAAAACCAACCAGTACAACGTAAACGTTACTGACCAGCTGAAAAAGAACTTCCCCAATCTGCGCATCGAAACCGTGCCGGAATACTCCGCCGCATCGGGCGAGATGGTGCAGTTGATTGTGGAAGAATTGGACGGCCAGCGCACGTTGGAATGCGGGTTCACCGAAAAACTGCGCGCGCACAACATGGTTTTGGAAGCCTCCAGCATCAAGCAGAAGAAATCGCAGGGCACATGGGGCGCAATTATCTACCGCCCGTTCTGCATTGCTTCCATGACCGTAAGCTAAACTGCCTGCAAAACAAGGCTACCTGAAAATAGGTAGCCTTTTCTCACTTCAAAGGAAAATCAAATGGCAAAACAAAAAACCGTAACCGTTGGCTGCAAGCTGCCCAACGGGCTGATTATCGAAGTTGGCGGTCAGTCAGTAGAACTAAATGGCACGAACGCTTCAAACATCATCGGCGGCCACGGCATCACTTACGATGTGGATGCCGACCTGTTCAATGCTTGGTTAGAAGCGCACCAAGACCGCGACATGGTGAAAAACGGCTTCGTATTCGCCCATGAAGAGGCAAAAAACACCAAAGCCGAAGCCAGGGAAAAGGCTGACAACGAAACCAAGCTGGAAGCCATTAACCCCGATGACAAGGCTAATGGTGTAAGCACCGCCAAGGAAGAGTAACCATGCCCGCCGTCGTCTTTGACAAAGCGCGTTTTCAGGCGGCCTATCCCGAAGTGCAGGCAGGCGATGCCCAGTTCGCCATGTGGTTCACGCAGGCCGAAAGCCTGCTGGACAACACCGACCATAGCATTGTGAAAAAGCTGGAAGAGCGCGAAATGCTGCTGTTCCTGCTGGTTCGCCACTTCGCTGCCTTGGCTGAACGTGCCGCGCAGGGCGGCTTGGTGGGGCGTATTGCTTCGGCTTCTGAGGGCAGCGTCTCCGTGAGCGCGGATATGGGCGCGGTCGGCAGTACTGCCGCTTGGTATCTGCAAACGCCTTACGGCGCGACCTACTGGCAGCTTACCGCCAAATACCGCCGCTTCCGCTATGTGCCGGGAGGCTGTCATGCGCGGTGGCGATAAATTCAGACGTGCACTGGCCGAACTGGCCGCGCAGGCAACAACGGCCAAGGTGCGGGTTGGGATTGTCGAGCAGGCAATATATGATGGTTCTGACGGCGAAAGCGTGGCACAAGTCGCCTTCTGGAACGAATACGGCACGGCAACCATCCCCCCGCGCCCGTTTTTCCGCAATACCATTGCCGAGCACAAGGACGAATGGCCGAAACAGGCCGCCGCGTTGATGAAAACCAACGGCAGCGATGTGCGGCAGACTTTGGAACTGATGGGCGAAGGCGTGAAAGGGCAAATTAAGATGACCATCCAAGGCTTTCAAGAACCAGCCAACGCAGCATCCACCGTGAAGAAAAAAGGCTTCGACAAGCCGTTGATTGATACGGGGACGTTGTGGCGCAGTATTGATTACGAGGTAGCCGATGAATCTTAGAGCCATCGCCAACGGTGCGATTACATCCGTCAATCCGAACCTGCCCGCCATATTGAAACTCAACGGCGGCTACACCACCGATGCCACAGGGAAACGTAAATCAGGCTACAGCGAGCATCCTGTAACAGTACAGACCCAAACCCTCAGCACGCAGGATTTAGCCTTGTTTGAAGGTTTGGCACAGCAGGGAACTCTGTTGTATGCCTATGTAACCGGTCAATTCCACGGCCTGCGGCGGCAAAGCGCCAAGGGTGCGGATAAGCTGGTGTTCGCGGCCTACGGCGAAACCGAAACGACAGAATGGCTGGTGAAACAGGTGGTGGAAAGCTGGCCGGATTGGTGCAAGGTGCTGTTATGGCGGCAACATTAGACGATATTTACACCGAAGTCCGGGCAATGCTGCTCGGGCTTTTCTCATGCGAAGTGGTGCGCGGCTACAGCAACAACGTGCCGTTGCCCAAGCCGCCGTTCGTGGTGATGAACATCCTGAACGAAACCGCCGCCGCCACGAATGAACATGCCTACGCCGTGGCGGATGAAACCGCCGCCGTCTCGCGCCAGTCGGAAATACAGATGCAGCTTGATTTCTATGGCACACAAGCGGGGCAGATGGCGCAGAAAACCGTTTTACTGTGGCGCGATTTCTACGCCTGCGAACAGTTGAAATCCTGCCAGCCGCTGTATGCCGATCCCGCCCGCTTCATGCCGCTCACCAACGAAGAGAGTGAATATGAAGAACGCTGGATGACTACCGTGCATCTGTCCTACGCGCCACAGGCAGAACACCCGCAGCAGTTTGTAAACGCCTTTGATTTAACCCTGATCCAACCGTAAAGGATATATCCATGTTCCAATCTATTCCCGCGTCAAAAATCGTCAGTGTGAACCCCGCCGTACTTAGTTCGGGCGGATCCCCCCTGTCGATGAATGCCGTCTTTTTGAGCAAAAACGAAAACCTGCCCACCGGCAGGCACACCGCCTTCCCCGACGCTTCGGCAGTCGGCGAGTTTTTTGGCTTGGCCAGTGAAGAGTTTAAAGCCGCGCAAGTGTACTTTAAAGGCTTCGACAACTCGCACATCAAGCCCGGCACGCTGTATTTCTACCCCTACAACGTAGGGAAAGAGGCTGCCTATTTGCGCGGCGCAAGTGTAAAAAGCATGAGCCTTGCCGCATTGAAGAAACTTTCAGGCAACCTGAAGGTAAACATCGACGGCAGCGACAAAACCGGTGACAACATCAGTTTGGCCGCTGCCACCAGTTTCAGTGATGCCGCCGCCAAAATCGGTACTGCTATCAGTGCCACTGTGTAGTTTGACGAGCAGTTACAGGCGTTTGAAATCGTGTCCGCCACCCAAGGCAAGGCTTCCGAAATCGGTTTTGCCACCGGCACACTGGCTGAAGCCCTGAATCTGACCAAAGCCAAAGGCGCGGTGATTTCCAAAGGCAACGATGGCGACAGTGCGGAAACCGTGATGGAGGGTATAGTTCAATCCACTTTGAATTTTGCCACCTTCACCACCGTGTTTGAGCCTGAACTGGCCGATAAGCTGGCCTTGGCCAAATGGAGCAACGCGCAGAACAACCGCTTCCTCTACGCCGCCTGGGGTAAAGAAGCCGCCGCGCTGCAAACTGGCAATACAACCTGTCTCGGCGCGCAACTGAAAGCCGCTGCCTACGATGGAACGGCCCCGATTTACGGCGGGCTGGACAAGGCTGCCTTCCTGTGTGGCGCGATTGCTTCCATTGATTTCACCGAAACACAAGGCCGCATCACACTGGCGTTCAAAAACCAATCTGGCTTGAGCGTGGACGTGGATAATGCCACCGATGCCGACAACCTGAAAGAGAACGGCTACAACTATTACGGCGCATGGGCAACCGCCAACGACCGCTTCACTTTCCTCTATCCCGGCCAAATGCCCGGCAAGTGGAAATGGATTGATGCCTATGTGAACCAAATCCGCCTCAACAGCCAGTTGCAGCTTGCCCTGATGACCTTGCTTACCTCGGCCAAGGCCGTGCCGTACAACACCGTCGGTATCGCCCTGCAACGTGCTGCCTGCCAAGACCCGATTAACGAGGCCTTAAACTTCGGCAGCATCCAGCCCGGCGTACCGTTGAGCGAACAGCAACGCGCCCTCATCAACAACGAAGCGCGCGTAGATGCCGCAGCGAAGATTGAAAGTACCGGCTACTTCCTGCTGATTCAGAACGCTTCGGCGCAGACACGCGGCAACCGCCAGTCTATGCCGATGAAGCTGTGGTACACCGACGGCGGCAGCGTACACAACATCAACCTCGGCTCTATTAACGTCCAGTAACGGGCAAACCACATTCAGGCTACCTGAAACTATTTTCGGGTAGCCCGATTTATTCCTGCAATCAGGCAGATTTTTGTGCCACAAGGCATTTAATTTTGATATAAGGAGGCTTATAATGTCTTTAACTATTGAGGAAAAACAGGTTTATGTAGAGTTTATTGAACAAGTGTATAGTCATTCACTTCATGTTCGAGAAAGTGATATTACCCCGGCTGTGGCAGAGGTTTGTGACCAGATGATGTTGCAAATCCGCGAATGCTCACGAAAATTCATGGCAGCACATGCGGTATTTTCCATTTTTTACGGTGGGCCTATTTTGACGGCTAAACAATTTATTACAGCTTTCGGAAAAGGCGCCGTACTTAATGTTAAAAAATGGCTGGATACTATTCGTGGCCATCGGATTTACCGCGTTTGTATCGTTAATACCGCCCGTAACAACCGCACCAATCTGGAGTTTGCATTACGGGGTCTTTAATGCAAATGGAGGAGTTTCAATGTGGGACGTCATCCTAACTATTCTATCGCCGTTTGCACAGTATATTGATTCACGCAAGGTTCGCCTGTATACCTACCATATTCCTGCCACCGCCGTTATCCTGTTCGGATGGTCTGCCGGCGACTGGCAGGGTATGCTTCAGGTATGGTGGATTGTGTCTATATTACTGCTGTTGTGGGGATGGATGGCCTACGATCTGTTCCATTTGAGACAGGAGCAACCAGAAAGCCAAGTGACGCGATTGTGTTTGTGGTTATTACCGGCCACTTGGTTATTGAAGACCATCATTAGCTTTTGGGCTGCCTAATAAAGCAGCCTTTCCCACGCCCGCATCTGCGGGCTTTTTTATTGGAGAACCCAAAGATGCAAACCGTATCAGACCGCACCCTGACCGCCGCCAACAGCATCCTGCTGATGCGCGTGAAGGGCTTTAACGACAACTTCGTACAGATTGAAGGCTACGCTGCCGACAACGCTTTCGACTTTGGCCAAGGCAAAATCGGCGAAACCATGATGGGCGTAGACGGCCAGCAATCCGGCGGCTTTACCCCGCACGAAGTGGACTTCAACATCCAGCTCGCCCCCACCAGCAAATCGCGCGACTACCTCGACCAGCTCACTAATGCCATCCTGCAACGGCAGGAAACGTTCATGGTGGAGTTTTCGGTAGAGATTTCATCGGTGAAGCGCCGCTACACCGCCACCGGCTTCTTGGTGGAAATCCCGGGCGGTACCACGGCCAAGAAAACGCTGGAAGCCGTAACCTACAGCTTCCGCATCGTGGTGAAACCAGAGGAGATTTAAGATGGCTCTGAAAACCCGGCAAATCACGATTGAGAACGGGCGGGATAAAGGCCGCGTGTTCCTGATTACCGAAATGAGCGCCGCCCACGCCGACAACTGGGCGATGCGCGCCCTTTTGGCTTTGGCCAACAGTGGCGTGGACTTGGGCAATATCAACCCCCAACAGGGCATGGTGGGGATGGTTGGAGCAACGCTGGGGGCATTGGGTAAAGTCAAGCCGGAAGACGCCATCCCGCTCTTGAACGAGCTTTTGGACTGCGTGCAAATCATCCCTGAAGGCGGCCAGCCGCGCCCGCTGAATATGGATTTCAACGACGTGGAAGACTTCACGACCCTGTGGCGTTTGCGGAAGGAGGTGTTCGCATTGCATACCGATTTTTTGCAACACGCCTTTGGCCTGACCTCGGTATCGGGCGGGGAAGAAGCGGAGGGCAGCAAGGCTACCTGAACCTGACCCAAACCATCGGCGCCCTTGTTTCTTCCCGCATCTGTACCTTGCACGAGTTGCAAACCGTGTATGGCCTGGAAGATGCCTTTAACCTGCTCGAAATCGTCAATACCGATGCCTTCAACAAGGCACAACAGGCTACCTGAAATCAGGTAGCTTTTTTAGGAATAGCTATGGCAACAGTAATTGATACCCTGTTCATGGAGTTGGGCATTGATTCGTCCAAATTCAGTCGGGAAGCCAAGCAGGCGGTCTCCAAACTGGATGACATGACCGAGGCGTTCGAGAAGGCGGAAGCAAAAACCGGCAAATCCGGCAAAGGGCTGGACAAACACGCCGAAAAGGTTAAGCAGAACGTCAAGCAGGCCAAAAACCTGACAGAGGCACTAGGAAAGGTGGCAAAAGGCGCTGCCGCTCTCTTTGCCCTCGTTACTGGCTCAAACGCGCTGGATAAGCTGATTCGGGAAACCACCGAAGCCAACATACAGCTAGACAACCTCTCGCGCAATATCGGCATGAGCCGTAACCAGCTCCAAGCATGGGGCGGTATGGCCGAAATGGCGGGCGGTCAGGCTGATGCCATGAAAGGCAGCTTGGCCGGGCTGAGCATGAGCATCACCCGCCTCACTACCATGGGCGACACCTCCATGGTGCCGTTCTTCAATGCCTTTGGCGTGGCGTTGCTCAATGCCGACGGCAAAGCGCGCAACCTCGACAGCATCATGCTGGATTTGGCCGACCGCTTTTCCAAAATGGACAGGGTGCAGGCCTACAATCTGGCTAAAAGCATGGGTTTGGACGACGGCACCATCAACACCCTGCTGCTCGGACGTGCCGAAATGGAAAAGATGCTGGCCTTGCAAGACCGGCTCTACCGCTCCGGCGAGAAAGAAATTGCCGTCAGCCGCGAACTGACCCGCTCCCGCGCCTATCTCAACCAGCAATGGGATGCGCTGAAAAACATGATTGCCAATGCGCTTGCCCCGCATTTATTGCGCCTGGTGAAGCTGGTCAGCAGCTTTGCCGACTACCTGATGCGCAACGAAAACACCATGAAGCACGTTTTCGAGGGCTTGGCTTTTGTATTGGGCATGGTACTGATTCCGGTATTGTGGTCGGCAGTAACGGCGCTGTATGCCTTTATTGCTCCGTTCGCACTGGCTGCTACCGCTGTGGCTGCTTTGGGTGCCGCGTTTGTGCTGCTCTATGACGACTACAAAACTTGGGCGGAGGGCGGAAAGAGCCTGTTCAACTGGGGCGCGTTCACCGGCTACATCAGAACCTCCAAGGTATCAGTGGACAGCCTTACTAAAGGTTTTACCTACCTACTCACCGGCTACACAAGCTGGGCAGAAGCCGGGAAAGGTTTGTTCGATTGGCTGAGGTTGAAAGGATTCATCGACGAAAACGGGGTATCGGTAAAAAGCCTCACTACCGGTTTTCATAATTTGTATTTGGAAATCAAAACCTATTTAATGCCCTATTTCGAGGCGCTGGGCGACCTCTTCGCTAGCATCATGAGAGGCGACTGGGAAGGCGCCAAGAATGCCGCCGGGCGGGTGCTGAGGGAGGCCGGCAAAGTCATAACCGACACCGTTAGCTTCGGTGTAGAGCGAGCGGCTGGTGCGCTTGACTATGTAACAGGCCGCACCCCCGGCGCCCCCGGCTCGGCTCAGGCGGCAGCAAGAAGCCTTGGTTCAGGGGAGCGTGTCGCCAAACAGATGTTTTCCCCTGGCGGTACGATTTACTTCGGCGACAGTATCGCTCACGGCTACCGCAGCGCGGTAAACGGTACAGGGTCAACCAGAGTGGGCGCTAATCCGCAGCAGGTATTAGGCTTCATCAACGGCTATTCCGGCAACCTGCAAGGCCAAACCGTGATTCTGTCATCCGGTATGAGCAACAACCCGAACGACGCCGACAGCATCCGTGCTCAAATCCGCTCATTGCGTGCCAGAGGGGCGAACGTGCGGCTGCTTGGGGTATCCAACACCTACAATCGAAACGGCCAAACCGGCGCGAAAATGAACGCCCTGCTGGGGCAAATCGCCCGCGAGGAACATGCCACTTTCCAAGGCGGCTTCCAAGCAGGCAGGGATAACATCCATCCTGCCAGCTACAGCTCGCAGCCGTGGTTGGGCGGCGGTTCACGGCAAAACTCCGCAATGGCAGAAACGCTCGCCATGATTAGGAAGCATGAAGGTTTCTCCAGCCGCACCTATTGGGACGTGAACGCTTACCGCTTAGGCTATGGCACGGATACCATCACCGACCGCAACGGCAATGTTCGCAGAGTGAGACAGGGCGATACTGTTACCCGCGAGGATGCGGAGCGCGATTTGGCACGCAGGGCGCAACTTTTCAGAAATGCAGCACGTCAGAAAATCGGTGCGGCGGAATTTGACCGCCTGCCGGCCAAAACACAGGCCGCCATTACTTCGGTTGCCTACAATTACGGCAGCTTGGATAAATTGCCGTCTTTGGTAAACGCCGTTCGCAGTGGCAACATCAATGCCATTTCCCAAGCAATTGCTTCCCGCCAAGGCGACAACCGTGGCGTGAACAGAAGAAGGCGGCTGGATGAGGCCGCCGCAGTATTGTCTGACCTGAACAGCCGACCCGTAGGCGGGCAAGCCGTTGCCGCCGGTGCCGCCCGTGGCACACAATCCCTGCAGCAAGGGGCTGTCGCCCGCCAGCAGGCGCAGCAGATTACCAACAACAGCAATATGCAGTTCGCCATCAACGGCGGCATCCATGTGCAGTCTTCAGCCAGCACCATAGACGGCACGATGGCGGATGCCTCTGCCGCCGCCCGTAACAGGCTGGTACAGATTATGCCGGCGATGGTGTGAGAAAGGTTTGTTATGGCTTGGAACTCAATCGGCATTCCAAATGTTCCCAAGTTGCCGAGAAACGCAGGCGGCGCGCTGATTAAGTTCGGCGGCGCCGCTTTAATTCAGGCCATCTTTGGCAACTATTGGGGCATTTTCGGACAAAACGGCATTCCGCTGCTGTTGTCAGACAACGTAATGTCAGTTAAGCATCAAAACACTTCCAAAGTGTCCAATGCGCCTATTGAACGCGGTTCGTTCGCCAGCTACAACAAAGTTGGCGTTCCGTTCACGGTAACGGTGCAGATGAGCAAGGGCAGCGGCGGAGTGTTCGAGCGCGGCGCGTTTCTCGGTTTGTTGGATACGCTGGCCAACAGCACTGATTTGTTCTTAGTTATCACGCCGGAAGCGGTGTACCCGAACATGGCGATTACCGGCTACGACTACGCCCGCGAAGCTTCAGACGGGGCGCGGCTGTTGAAGGTTAATATCCATTTGGCCGAAGTACGGCAGGTGGAAGTGAAATACACCAAAACCAAGCCGGACGGCGCACAGGCACAGGCAGACGGAGGCAAGGTGCAGCCCAAGCCGATACAAAACAACGAATCCATAGCTTCAAAACTGTACGGAGCGGCCAGTGATGGGTTCGGGAAAATAACCGATACGTTCAGAAAGGGGTTCGGGTTGAAATGATTTACCAAATCCCCCTTAAACCTGTCCCGGTGCAGAAAGTGAGTGCCACATTGGGCTCTCAGGAAGTAACCGTATCGCTGCTGCCGCGATTGGGCAGGCTGTATGCCACCGTGTCGGCAGACGGGCGCGTGCTGATACGCGAACGGGTATGCCTGCACGGTATGCCGCTGGTGGGCGAGGCCTATCGCGGCTTTCGCGGCGAGCTTTATTTAGTCGATACCGCAGGCAGCCTAGACCCGCAATGGCAGGAACTGGGCAGCCGCTTTATTTTGGTGTACCGCGATGGGCATTAAAGAAAAAATCCTGCGCGTCAGCATCAAGCTGGGGCAGGAAAAAGACGTATGGGACGCAAAAGGCAACGATACGCTGGTTGTCGAGGGTTTGCGCACTTCCTGCCAAATCAATTACGGCAACGGGGCAGTCATGCCATCTGCCCGAATCAAGGTATACGGCCTGAAGCTGGACAGTATCATGAAGCTGTTGCGGGTGAAATGGAACACTGAACAGTCGATGATGAATTTGGTTCAGGTGGAGGCCGGCGAACAAGGCAACCTGAGCGTGGTCTATACCGGCAACATCACGTTTGCCTACCCCGAAATGGGCGGCGCGCCGGATATTTGCTTGGTTATCGAGAGCCATACCGCCGTTTTGTGGCAACTCAAGCCCGCCGAAGCGGTCAGCCACGAAGGCGAAACCGATGTGGCACAGGCGATCGAAGCCATTTGCAAACGCATGGGCAGGCGCTTTGAGAACAACGGCGTGCAGGCCAAAATCAGCAACCAGTATTTGGACAATACCGAGCTGGACAAAATCCGACATATTGCCGCCAATGCCTATATAGATGTGTACATCGACAACGAAACAGTTGCTATCACCCCCAGGGGGCAGCCACGCATGATTGATGTGCCAATAGTCAGCCCGGCCACCGGCCTAATCGGCTACCCGATACCGGACTTGCAAGGCGTGAAGCTGCAATGCTTGTACGACAAAGCCCTGCGTTTCGGCGGACTGATTGAAATTTCAGGTAGCCTGATTGAGCAATGCAACGGCAGATGGCGTGTGTTCGGCCTGTCGCTGGACTTGGAAAGCCAAGTGCCGGGCGGCAAGTGGCTGGCCGACATCAAAGCCGCCAATGTGGAGGATACGAATGTCAAAGTCGCAACATAGCCGGGCGCAATACCGGCCAGAACAGTCACAAGGCGGCGCGGGCGAAATTGGCGCGATAGTGTCCGGTATCGTCTCACGCATCCAAACCGTAACACTGGTGCGCGTGGTTAAAACCAAAGCGGGCGGGCTTGCCCCTGTCGGGCTGGTGGACGTACAACCCTTGGTTGCCCAAATCAGCGGCGACGGCACGGTTACGCCGCACGGCATCATTTACAACGTGCCGTATTTCCGATTACAGGGCGGCGGCAACGCCGTGATTATCGACCCCGAGCCGGGCGACATTGGCATGTGCGGCTTTTGCAGCCGTGACATTTCGAGTGTTAAACAGAACAAAGCGCCGTCCGCCCCGCAGAGCAGGCGGCGTTTCGATTATTCGGACGGCCTCTATTTCGGCGGCTTCCTGAACGGTACGCCAGAGCAGTACATCATGTTCTTCAAAGGCGGTATTAAGCTGTTCTCCCCCGGCGACATCGAAATGGAAGGCAAGAATATCGTACTGAAGGCGCAAAACGGCGTGAGCAGCACCTCGCAAACTTTTCAAACCAACACCCAAACCACGGCACAGTTTACCGGCGGTGGAGGGATTGACACAGACGGCGATGTGAAGGCTAAAGACATCAGCCTACTGCATCACGTCCATGGAGATGTGCAGCCAGGCAGCGGCAACACGGGAGAACCGCAATGAACACCCTCTATCTTGACCCGCAAAGTTGGGATTTGGCCTTGGATGTGGCAGGCAATATTGCGCTGGCCAAAGACCCCTATGCCAAGGCGCAGGATGTGGCCTCTGCCGCCCGCCTGTTTGCAGGCGAACTGTATTACGACACAGAAAAGGGTATCCCTTATTTTGAAGAAATGCTGGGCAAAAAACAGTCATTTGCGCTGTACCGGCATCGGCTGGTGCAGGCTGCCTTGTCCGTCCCCGGCGTGGTGGCGGCAGACGTGGCCGCCGAATTGCGCGACGGGCGTGTGCTTTCAGGTAGCCTAAAATTTACCGATGATGCCAAGAAACAATACGAGGTAATGCTATGAACAGTAATGTTCCACCAGTGCGCTTCACACCGCAGGGCTTGCAGATTCCGACTGAAACCGAAGTGCTGAACGGCGTGCTTGCCGATTTCAATGATGCCTTCGGTGGCGGCCTGAACCTGAATTTGGAAACGCCGCAGGGGCAGCTTGCCTCTTCTCTAGCCGCCGTGATTGCCGACAAAAACAACCTGATTGCCGAACTGGTCAATCAAATCCACCCGGAATATGCCGAAGGCGTGATGCAGGATGCCATCGCGCAAATCTACTTTTTGCAACGCAAGCCAGCCACCGATTCGGCGGTGGTGTGCGAGTTTGTCGGCCTGCCCGGCACACAGATTCCGCAGGGATTCATCGTGCAGGATGAGGCAGGCAACCAATGGGCTTTGCAGCAGGAAATCGGCATTCCCATCAGCGGGAAAGTCAGCGGCACACTCATTGCTGCCGGGCAGATTGAAGCACCCGCCCACAGCGTAAATATTATTTATCAAGCCTTGGTGGGGCTGGATAGGGTGGACAACCCGCGCCCTGCCGTTCCCGGACGGGCGGAAGAGAGCCGTGCCGAATTTGCCGAACGCAGGCGGCGCAGCGTGGCCATCAATGCCCACGGAACGCCGCAGGCAGTGTATGCCAACGTGTTTGCGTTGGACGGTGTGCGTGATGTGTACGTCATTGACAACCCGAAAGGCCAAAGCGTACAGGCCGGCGCGACCAACTACACGCTCAAGCCGCACAGTATCTATGTGGCAGCGGTGGGTGGTGATGATACGGCGGTAGCTGAAGCTGTATTACGCTACGCGGGCAGCGGCTGCGATTTCAATGGCAACACCGAAATCACGGTGTACGACCACAACTACAACGACCCGAAGCCTGCCTATCAGGTAGCCTTTATGCGCCCGAACGAACTGCCGGTGCATTTCCGTATCAAAATTGAGCGCGGTGCATTTGTTGGTGCGGAAACGGCCATCAAACAAGCCGTCATTGCCACCTTCAAGGGGCGCATCGGTGCAAATCTATATGCCATTGGCTACGTTGCTCCAGTGGTAAAAGCTGTGCCGCAGGTGCATGTGTTGGATGTGGAAATCGGTTTGTCGGCAGGCAGTATGGGCAATTCCGTAACAGTAGGTATCGACCAAATGCCCGTTGTTCGCGCCGAAAATATCGAAGTGGTGAGCGTATGATAACCGTGGGCGAAACCTTAATCAGCCAATATGCCAACAGTCCAGTCATCTGCCGCCTGATACGGCGGTTTGACGACTGCCTAGACCCGCGCACAGACAAACAGCGGTTTTACGATACCGTGTGGAACGTGTCCACCGCACAAGGTTTTGGGTTGGATATTTGGGGGGCGATTGTTGGTATTGAGAGAGAAATCATGATTAGCGCGCAAGACGAATACATCGGCTTTGCGCAGGGCTTTACTCCGTTTGGCAGCGGTGTGTGGAGCACTGGTGAAGGCTTGGAGCGACGCTACCGTTTGGACGACGACACCTACCGCCGCGTGATTATGCTCAAAGCCATGAGTAACATCATTTACGCCACCGCCCCACACATCAACCGCCTGCTGCGTGAGATGTTCGGTACACGCGGGCGCGCGTATTTTGTGAAAAACGGCACGATGGCCGCGCGTTATGTGTTTGAGTTCTACCTTCTGCCCGTGGAACGCGCCATTATCCGCCAAAGTGACTTATTGCCGCGCCCCAGCGGCGTATTGCTGGATTTTTACGAGCCGGAGGCAGACAAAACCTTCGGCTATATTGAAGCCAACCTGGCACCCTTCGGCGAGGGTGCTTTTTTTATGGGAGTTTAAACCATGCCACAGCCAAAACTGCTCTCCAAACCTTGGGCGGCGGACGGTCTGAAAAACAGTATCCCCGTCACCCGCAACGGCTCTCTGGCGCAGGAGGCCGCCACCTATGCCGAGGGTTTCCCAAACATCACGATGACCCCGATTTCAGTCGGCGGCAAACCGCCCAGCGGCAAAGACATGAACGGCATATTGCACGAAATCAGCGCGCACACCGTTTGGCAAAACCAAGGCGGGCGCTACCGCTTTGACCAAGCCTTTTGCGATGCCATCGGTGGCTATCCCAAAGGCGCAGTGCTCATCAACGATGCATCAGACACCGAATACATCAGCCTAGTGGATGCCAACACCCACAACCCGAACAGTGGCGACAATACAGGGAAATGGGCGGTACATGCGGGCAAAGGACTGAAAGCCAGCACCACACAGGCCGGCATCGTGCAGCTCTCATCTGCCACCAACAGCGACCGCGAAGATATGGCCGCCACGCCTAAAGCAGTTAAGGCGGCCTACGACAAGGCGGTAGAAGCTGCCGCAAACGATTTGCCCAGCGGCGCCGTGATGTATTTCGCCGGCCAAACCGCACCGGCAGGCTGGCTCAAAGCCGACGGTGCCGCCGTATCCCGCACCACTTATGCCGCACTGTTTGCTGCCATCGGTACTACCTACGGCGCCGGCGACGGGCGCAACACCTTCAACCTGCCAGACCTGCGCGCCGAATTTGTGCGCGGCTGGGACGATGGGCGCGGCGTGGACAGCGGGCGTGCCTTCGGTTCGGCACAGGGGCATGCCGTTGCCAATCACTACCACCCAACAGGGGTATTTTGGTCGGACAACGATGATTTAACCATGCCGCGCGAAACCGAATACGGTAACAAAACCTCAATGCAGGCCGGCGACCCGGCTGCCGTTGTATTGGGCGCAAGTCAAGGCGGTGCCAATCAGAAAAATTATCACTTGGATGCCAATTTGGCCAATAACAAAGGCAGTGGCAACAACTGGACGCTGACCACCCGCACCGATCATATGACTGTTGCTCAAGGCGGCGGCGAGACTCGCTCGCGCAACATCGCGCCGCCCGCCTGCATCAAGATTTAAGGCACGGTCCGGGCCCTGCGGGCGGCACCGCCTGAAAACGGAGGATGAAATGTCCGAACAGGATAAATACCAAATCATTGCCGACTTTTTACGGCAGGTCGGTTTCCGGCGCGGCGTACTGCTGTTTCTCGCCGGCGGTAA